GCTGCTTCCGCGTGCCCGGTGTTGCGCCTCGTCGCTTACGCCTGTGTGATGAACAAGAACCACGCTGCACCCGAATTCAGCCATGAGCCGGTTGCACGCATCAAGCATTGTCTTTGCATCTTGCGCGCTGTTTTCGTCGCCCAATAGAAAGCGGTGCAGGGTATCGACAACTATCACTTCGGGGCTGTAGCCAAGCGCCCTAACCTGCTCCACGACCTTCAGATAACCTTCTGCCGTGTTCAGGTCGCATCCGTCTTTACTGAGCCACATCGAGAGACTTCCGGCCCTGTTTTGATGTTTCCAGGCTGCAATGCGCCCGCGCAAGCCGTGGTGCCCCTCGCCTGCCAGGTACACAATGCGGCCCGGCTTGACCTTGTGCCCGCACCATTCAGCCATGCCGCTGGCCATGCGTAAGCACCAATCAAGAACCACGAACGTCTTTCCGCCGCCGCTTGGGCCATGCACCATTATTAGGGCGTCTTTCTGGATCCAATGCTTCACAAGCCACGAGATCGGCGCAGGCTGTGCGCTGAAGTCATCAGCTGGAATCAGCCAGCCATCATCGCGCTGAGGCGTGAGGAGCGCGGCCAGATTGTGCCCGGCTTGCATGTAGTCATTCGCATCCATTCCCTCGATTGGAGGGATAACCACACGTGCCCCGTACTTTGCCGATGCCTGGTCGGCGTACTTTTGCCCGGTATGGCTTGCGTCATTGTCTGCCACGATTACAAGCGCCTGAGCCGCGCCGAATTGCGCCCTGAGCATTCCACACACCGGAACTAGATTAGAGGCGCTGTAGGCAATGAATACGGGCTGGCCGGTGGTCTGATGAATTGTCGCGGCTGTCGCGAAGCCCTCGGCAATGTAGATCGTCTGTGCATCTTCAAGCGCACCAAGCCACCAGTACGCGCCCCCGGTCTGCCCGCCTGGGTGGTACTTCTTTTCACTGCCCGCATCAATGTATTGCAGCGAAACAAGCTCACCCTCGGGGCTATAGAGCGGCACGATCAAGCGCCCGTCACCCGTCACCCTTGCGCCATGAGTGGCAATGCCCTTGCGCTGCAGGTAGGGATGCTCAGGGCTTGCGGCCTGGGCTTCTGACCATATCCGCCCGACAACATCGGCGGCAGTCTCGCGCCGCCTTGCCATCTCTGCCTCACGCAATGCTGCGGCTTCGGCCATGCGCCGGGTGTGGGCCATTTGCTCGACGTGCGAGATCTTGCGCCCAACATCTGCCCGCCAAGATTGCACCAGGCCGGAGCGCCAGCATCCGAATTGCCCCGCCGGGATACCGTCTGCGAAGATGATGTACCAGCCTGAGTCGCCGCGCTTGCCGCTTGTGCAGAAGCGGTGCAGCTTGCCGTCTATGTGTACGTGCTCAGGTGGATGAGTGATGCCAGATGCTCGCATGGCATCAATGAGCTGGGATTCAGGGGGGGCCACTGGCCGCGCATCATCCAGTCGTGGTAGTGATGCGACATCAAAAACGTGGCCGAGCTTTGCCATCTTGCATGCTCCTATGTAGTGGGGCGTCAATGATGGCACAACAAGCCTTAAGCGTCACCTAGGGTTTGTCCCGATGTGCAGACAAGAAAACATCGGCACAATAGCTCCTGTTGTCACCGCACAGCCGCAAAGATCAGCCGATGCGCTGGGCCGAACGGAAGGCGCCCCGAGAGCCGAAGCATCCGGCTGTGCCGTGACAACACCCCCAACCAGCCAAACCGGAGAAACCAACATGGCAGCAAAGATGACAAAGCATGAATATCTCGCCCAGGCGCGGTACGTAGAGACTTTTGAGGCGACAGTCTGCGGCATTCCCTGCATCGTGGGCATCACGTACTATCACTACGCCAAGCCCGACCGCAGCGCTTGCAATCCCTGGGACTATGAGGGAGGCACTGATTGTGAATGGGAACTGATGGACACCCGCTATAGGCTGGCCCCGTGGCTGTCGGACAAGATGGACAAGATGGGCAAGCAAAATGCTGTGCATGACATGATCGTCAAGTACCTGGAGGAGAACTAAGGGTTTCCCCTAATGGCAGGGGCTCAAACAGCCCCTATCATTGAACCCATAGCGCGAACGGAATAGGCCGAAGGCGCTAGAACCGGAGAGATTGAAATGAATGCACTTGACATCGCCCTGACCCAAGCCGACGAGCTTGGCCTGTTGCTGGCCGAGATTGCCACCTTGACCAAGAAGGCAGACGCCATCAAAGACGCCATGAAGGATGCGGCTACCGCTGGCGGTGATGCCGTGACGATGGGCAATCTTTTCAAGGCCTCTGTGATAGAGGCCAACCGCAAGGTGACGGACTGGAAAGCCATTGCCAAGGCTTACAACATCCCCGCAGAAGTGATCGAGGCAAACAGCAGCATCACGGCGGTTTTCAGCGTCAAAGTGACGGCACTGTAAGCGCAGGCATCAGGGTTTGCCCTAATAGGCAAGCCCTGGTCACTCAGACACAATCAACACATCAACCCAACCAACCCGGAGAAACCGAAATGGACGCAAACACCTGGACAAACGCTGAAGGCATCGTCACCCTGCTTGGCCCTGATGGCGAAAGCCGCAAAGCGGCAACCGCTCTTTCAATGTGGTTTCAAACGCTGCCGAGCGAAGTTCTGAGTGCAATTGTCACTGACATGGTAAGCGCAAAAGAAGCCGCGACCATTGAGCTTGTCATGCGCGGAGTCTCGCCCACTACTGGCAAGTGGATAGGCTTTGGCAAAGCCAAGCAAGAAGCGGTTGCATTGGAAAAAACCTGAGCGCATAATCACCCGCCCCGCAAGGGGCATCCCCCAACGCCAAACCGGAGAACCGAAGTGGCAATCAATCTGAAACGAAGCGGCACACTCGCCGCGCATGGCGTCAAGCTGCTTGTTTACGGGCAAGCTGGCGCAGGCAAGACTAGCCTGATCCCCACCTTGCCCGCGCCCATTGTCCTGAGCGCTGAAGGCGGTTTGCTTTCAATCGCCGGGGCCGATGTGCCCTATATCGAGATAAGCGACATGGCCACGCTGCGCGAGGCTTGGAGCTGGCTCAATGACAGCGCCGAAGCAAAGGCGTTTCAATCTGTGGCGCTGGACAGCATCAGCGAGATTGCAGAGGTGGTGCTCAACGCTGAAAAGAAGGCCACAAAAGACCCGCGCCAAGCTTATGGGGCCATGCAGGAGCAAATGGCCGACATCATTCGGGCCTTCCGCGACCTGCCAGGTCGGCACGTTTACATGAGCGCAAAGCTCGAAAAGACTCAGGACGAAATGGGCCGGGTGTTGTACGCGCCGAGCATGCCGGGCAATAAAACCGGGCAGCAACTGCCTTACTTTTTTGATGAGGTGCTTGCCCTGCGCGTAGAGCGTGACGCTGAAGGTGCAAGCCAGCGGGCGCTCATGTGTGACTCGGATGGCCTGTGGCTGGCAAAAGATCGCAGCGGCAAGCTTGAGGCATGGGAAGCGCCAGACCTGGGCGCAATCATTCAAAAGATCGGATCATGAGCATGGATTACAACGATGTCGCCGCATTGGCGCATGAATGGCAGACGGCCAAAGAAGCGGAGCGCGTGGCCGTGGCCAAGCGCCGGGAACTTGAAGACCAGATGTCCCAGGCTCTCGGTGTTGACCCAGCGCGGGAGGGCACAGAAAGCCACAGCCTGCCCGAAGGCTTGATGATCAAGATCATCAGCCGCCTGGATCGCAAGGTTGACGCTGACAAGGCGCAGGAGCTGGCCGCAGAGCATGACATGGGCGCAGTGCTTGGCGTGCTCTTTCGGTGGAAGCCGGAAATTGACCTGGCCGCCTGGCGCAAAGCGCCTGCCGATGTAACCGCTATTTTCGCTGGGGCCGTGACCGTCAAGCCTGGCCGACCCTCTTTCACTATTGCAACCAAGGAGCAATGACAATGGCTTTTCTCTCTCAATCTTTCGCGGTGGATGAGCTGCCGCAAGGCTCTGGCGGTAACTTTGAGCCGCTGCCTGCCGGTTGGTATCAGGCCACGATCACTGGCGCAGAGCTGAAAAAGACCAAGGCCGGGACTGGCGAATACATCTCAATCCGCTATGACATCCTGGGGCCAACGCACCAGGGCCGCGTTATTTTCGGCAATCTGAACATCGCCAATCCCAACCAAAAGGCAGAGGAAATCGGACGCCAGCAACTGCGCGAGTTGATGGTTGCCATCGGCTTGAATAGCGTGTCTGACACAGATCAGTTGATTGGCGGCAATCTCAGCATCAAGCTCGACGTTAAGCACGACGAGCAATATGGCGACAAGAACGAGGTGCGCGGCTTCAAAGCTGGCGCTGGTGGTTCTGCTGCGCCGAAGGCTGCTGCTGTTCCATCTTTCGCCGCGCCTGCTGCTGCACCGGCTGCACCCGCAACCGCCAAGGCTGCGCCGCCCTGGGTGAAGAAGCAAACCGAAGCCCGGACAGGTTCCGGGCTATCTATTTGAGGTGATTGATGGATTATTCAGAGTTCCTCAAGGCTAAGGTCAAGATGGCCCATTTCGGCGGCTTTGATGTGCCGAAAGCCAAGCTGAACCCAATTCTCAAGGCCCACCAGAAGGACATCGTGCAATGGGCCATTCAAGGTGGCAACCGCGCAATCTTTGCGAGCTTCGGCCTTGGCAAGTCTGTCATGCAGATTGAATGGATGGGTAAGACAATTGAGCTTGCCGGTGGCAATGGCTTGATCATTGCGCCGCTTGGCGTGCGCCAAGAGCTGATGCGCGATGCAAAGATGCTGGGTTATGAACTGCGATTCATCAAGAGCGCATCCGAGATTGTGGACGGGCATAGCCTCTACATCACGAACTATGAAACGGTGCGCGATGGAAAGCTAGATCCTACATTGTTTGCCGCCGTGAGCTTGGACGAAGCAAGCGTGCTGCGCTCATTCGGGTCAAAGACTTACCAAGAGTTCTTGCCCATGTTCTCCGGCGTGAAATATAAACTGGTGAATACGGCTACACCAAGCCCCAACCGATTCAAAGAGCTTATTCACTACGCTGGCTTTTTGGGTGCAATGGATACCGGCCAGGCTCTGACCCGGTTTTTTCAACGCGACAGCGAGAAGGCTGGAAACCTTACGCTCTACCCGCACAAAGAACAAGAGTTCTGGCTGTGGGTTTCGAGCTGGGCAATCTTTGCGCAAAAGCCAAGCGACCTTGGCCACAGCGACGATGGCTATGACTTGCCAGAAATCGAAGTGCGTTACCACGAGGTGGCCAGCGACTACGAGAAGGCTGGCACTGAGAAAGACGGGCAAGGCTTGATGTTCCAAGATCCAGCGCTAGGACTCGCAGCCGCAAGCCGTGAAAAGCGCGATAGCTTGCCTGATCGTGTGGCCAAGGTGAAAGAGATTGTGGACGCTGCGCCAGACGATCATTTTGTAATCTGGCATGACTTGGAATCAGAGCGCCATGCAATTCAAAAGGCACTGCCAGAAGCTGTGAGCGTATGGGGCACGCAAGACCTAGACGAGCGCGAATCTCGCATCGTAGGCTTTGGTGATGGCGAGTTCCGCATTCTTTCCACCAAGCCTGTCATTGCAGGGTCAGGCTGCAACTTCCAGAAGCATTGCCACCGGGAAATCTTCGCTGGCATCGGTTTCAAGTTTAATGACTTCATTCAAGCCATCCACCGCGTGCAGCGCTTCGGGCAAACTCGCAAGGTGATCATTGATGTGGTTCACAGCGAGGCAGAGCGCGAGGTTTTGCGCGTGCTGCTGGCGAAGTGGCAACAACACAAAGAATTGGTATCAAACATGCAAAACATCATCAAGCAATTCGGCCTGAATCAATTGGCCATGCAAGACACACTCACCCGTTCCATTGGCGTGAAGCGAATCGAGGTAACTGGCGACCGCTTCCGGGTGGCAAATAATGATTGCGTTGAAGAGGCCAAGGTGCGAGAGGAAAACAGCATCGACCTGATCGTGACTAGCATCCCATTCGCTAATCACTACGAATACAGCCCCAGCTATAACGACTTCGGCCACACTGAGGACAACGACCACTTCTGGGGCCAGATGGACTACCTCACGCCAGAGCTGTTGCGCATCCTGCGACCGGGCCGCATCTATGCTTGCCATGTCAAAGACCGCATTCTGTTTGGCAACGTAACCGGTGCCGGTGCGCCTACCGTGTCTCCATTTCACTGCGAAGCCATCATGCATGGACGCAAGCATGGGTTCGATTACATGGGCCTCATTACAGTTGTGACGGATGTGGTGCGTGAGAACAATCAGACTTACCGCCTCGGATGGTCTGAGAATGCAAAAGATGGTACGAAGATGGGAGTTGGTTCACCTGAATACATCGTTCTCTTTCGCAAGCCTCAGACTGACCGAACCAAAGGCTATGCCGATGTGCCGGTGCAAAAGTCGAAAGACAAATACACCCGCGCACACTGGCAGGTTGACGCGCACGCATTCTGGCGCAGCAGTGGCAACCGTCAATTGACAGCCGAAGACCTCGCGGGCCTTGGCCCTGATAAGCTGGCCAGCATGTTTACCAAGTATTCATTGGAGAATATTTACGACTATGAATTCCACGTTCGATTGGGCGAGGAGTTGGAGCAACGCGGAGCGCTACCATCCACCTTTATGAGCCTCGCGCCTGGCTCGCATCATCCGGACGTTTGGCACGATGTGACGCGCATGCTGACCCTCAACAGCGACCAAAGCCGCCGAGCCGTTGAAAAGCATGTTTGCCCGCTTCAATTCGACATTGTTGATCGCTTGATTGACCGCTATAGCCAGCCTGGAGAGACTGTCTATGATCCATTCTGCGGCCTTGGAACGGTGCCATACCGCGCAATTCTCAAGGGGCGCAAGGGTGGAGGCTCAGAGCTGAATCCAGCTTATTTCCTTGACCAAGTGCACTACCTGCAGGCTGCGGAGCGTGAGTTTTCCATGCCTTCACTGTTTGACATGATGGAAGATGAGGTGACGCAGTGAGCACACTCCCCGACCCCCAGCATTCAATCGCCGCCCTGATTGATGCTGCCCACGAAGCGAAAGCGGAGGCCCCTCGGGGCCATTTGGGAGCCTCTCTGCTAGGCCACCACTGCGACCGCTGGCTGTGGCTTAACTTCAGATGGGCCGTGATTGAGAAGTTCCCTGGCCGCATCCTGCGCGTGTTTCGGCGTGGGCAGAATGAAGAAGCTCAGATTGTGAGCGACCTTCGGGCCATTGGCATTGATATCCGAGACACGCAAGGCGCTCAGAGCCGTGTTGATTTTGGCTCTCACGTGTCTGGTTCAATGGATGGCATCATTCATTCTGGCGTGCCAGAAGCGCCGAAAAAGCGCCACATTGCCGAGTTCAAAACGCACAGCAAAAAGAGCTTCGACGAGGTTTCACGCGATGGCGTGGAGAAGGCCAAGCCGATGCATTGGGCGCAGATGCAGGCCTACATGCTGGGCACTGGCATTGACCGGGCGCTTTATGTTGCAGTCTGCAAAGATGATGACAGGCTATACACCGAGCGCGTGAGGCTTGATGTGGATGCAGCGCAGCAGATTGTTGCGCGTGGTCAGCGCATTGCACTATCCGACCGCATGCCTGAGCCGGTGAGCGCAGACCCGAGCTGGTATCAGTGCAAGTTCTGCCCAGCGCATACTTTCTGCCACCAGACCAGGCTGACGAAAGAGGTCAACTGCCGCACCTGCGCCCACTCTACGCCGCTCAGTGATAGCACATGGCACTGCGCCCGGTGGGATGATGTGATTCCGCTGGAAGCGCAGCGCGAAGGCTGCACAGGGCATGTGCTGCACCCTGACTTGGTGCCGTGGCAGCGCAAGGACGGGCCGGATGAGTGGACTGCGGTTTATGTAGTGGATGGTGCCGAGGTGGCCAATGGCGACCCGGATGCAAACATCTATTCAAGCCGTGAGCTTATTGCCAATGCGCCAGCCTGCACATCGCAAGAGATCAAGGATTTTCGGGCGCAGTTCCCAGGCACTAGGGTGGTTGCGTGAGCCAAAGCCGCGCACAAAGCATGATTGAGAGCGCGGCCAATGTAGTGATTGGCTACATGGTTGCGCTTGGCAGTCAATTGGTGGTTTTCCCTATGTTCGGCGTTCACCTTCCGCTGCAAGATAACCTGCTGATTGGGCTGTGGTTCACGGCAATCAGCCTGGTTCGCAGCTACTTTGTGCGCCGATGGTTTAACAGGATGTTCAGATGAACTGGTTTTTCTGGCGCAAGCCAAAGCCCAAGAAAGCAGAGCCGCCGAGCTTGTCGGACTTGTGCAAGATGGCCGAGGATGCTGGCGTGAGCGATCTCATCACGATTGATGAGCTGCGGAAATTTGAGAACACGATGGCCGAAGTGTATAGATGTCACAATGAGAGGAACGGCCATGCTTCGTGAATACCAACGCCGTTCAATAGACGAGCTTTATTCATGGTTTGAGAAAAACGAGGGCAATCCTTGCCTCGTATTGCCGACCGGAGCCGGGAAAAGCCACATCGTCGCGGCGCTGTGCAAAGAGGCTGTGCAAACGTGGCCAGAGACTCGCATTCTCATGCTCACGCACGTCAAGGAACTGATCGAGCAGAATGCAGAGAAGATGCGCCTGCACTGGCCCGGTGCGCCGCTTGGCATCTATTCGGCCAGCATTGGGCGCAAGCAGCTTGACGAGCCGATCACTTTTGCTGGCATTCAATCGCTGCGCGGCAAGGCTGACAAGATCGGCCATGTTGACCTGGTGATAATTGACGAGTGCCACATGGTGAGCCACAAAGACGAAGGCGGCTACCGTGAGTTACTAAGCGCACTCAAGGCTATCAATCCAAGCCTGCGCGTGATTGGGCTCACGGCCACGCCTTACCGCTTGGGCCACGGGATGATCACTGACAAGCCTGCGCTATTTGATGGCTTGGTGGAGCCGGTGAGCATCGAGGAGCTTATCAAAAAGGGCTATCTGTCGATTTTGCGCTCCAAAATCACTACGTCAAAGCTATCTGTCGAAGGCGTACACAAGCGAGGCGGCGAGTACATCGAGGCCGAACTGCAAGCAGCCGTGAACAAAGCCGACAAAAACGCCGCGGTGGTGTCTGAGGTGATGGCGCTGGCAGGAGAGCGCAAAGCATGGCTGTTTTTCTGTGCCGGTGTGGCGCACGCTGAGGCGATTGCATCTGAATTGAATGCCAAAGGCATTGTTGCGGAGTGCGTGACGGGTGCAACGCCGAAAGCGGAGCGTGAGGCCATTTTGAGCCGGTACAAAGCCGGAGAAATCCGCGCCTTGACAAATGCGAACGTGCTAACGACCGGCTTTGATTACCCGGACATTGACCTAATCGCAATGCTGCGCCCTACCATGAGCCCGAGCCTGTATGTGCAGATGGCCGGGCGTGGCCTGCGCGTGAAAAGCCATACCGACCATTGTCTAGTGCTGGACTTCGCTGGCGTGGTGGAGACTCACGGGCCGATCACAGCAGTCAAGCCACCTAACAAGGTTTCAGGTGAAGGAAATGGCGAAGCACCTGTCAAAGTGTGCGACTCATGCGGCGAGCTATGTGCAATATCCGCAAAAGAGTGCCCATCCTGCGGAGCCGCTTTTCCTGAGCCGCAAAAGAAAGACCTGAAGCTGCGCGATGTGGACATTCTGGGGCTTGACCCGGTTGATATGCCAGTGCGTGCATGGTCTTGGCGCGTGCATATCAGCCGCGCAAGCACGAAGAAGATGCTGGCCGTGACGTACTACGGGAGAGACTTGGCAAGCCCAAGCGTGACGGAATATCTGCCGGTGGCGCATGAGGGCTATGCGGGTGACAAAGCGATGCAGGCGTTCATGTCCATGTCTCGCAGTGCTGGCCTGAATCCGGCTGAATTCATGAAAGAAACCGAGCCGAACGGCTGGCTTGGGGATGCGCTTATTGTCCGGTTGAACGGGTCAAAACCTCCTGTTCACATCAAGTACAAGATGGACGGGAAGTTTTTCAGAGTGACAGAAAGGAGTTGGTGTGTATGACGCCGCTTATCAGAGAAAACATCGCATGGGCCACAAATGCAGGCATAGACCCGACAGAACTGCAATGGTTTGATATATCAGACCTGAAGGCTGACAAGATGACAGTCAAAGCAGATGCATTGATGACGTGCAGGCCGCCTTTTGGGCGCTGCTTTGTGGCATCACGTGGGCCGAGCAAGTCGAACGCTTCCTACGACGTGATGGCCGTGGTGGTTGGCAATGATCCGCATGATGGAATCGTCATAGATATGTGGAAAGGGCCCACCAACGTCATGCCACGCAAGATTCCAACGATGCTCTACACCATCGAAGGCGACCGGATCATGTACGGGCCGACCGATGAAAATGACCCAGTGCCAGAGGAAGATGCGCGCATGGTGCTGAGTGTGATCATCCAGTGGTATCACTCGATGATGTCCACAAAAAAGGCATATCAGCCGTTTGTGCGCCCGTCCTTCACAAACAAGCGCAAGATCGCAGCAGGCAAGCAACCGTCATACGACTGGCACACGTTGTTAATTGATGGCAAGGGAATAAAGTGCGAGCACAAGGGCGGAACGCACGCTAGCCCCAGGTTGCACGACCGTCGAGGCCACTCGCGCAGGCTTCCAGATGGCAGGCTTGTATGGGTTCGATCTTGCAAGGTTGGAGATGCAAGCAAAGGCATTGTTTTTAAAGACTACATAGTAAAGGACAGTCATGCGCCCACCTGAACCGAGTTTTGTAATCGCCTGGCGTGAAATCCAGCGCAAAGGCCCGCCCAAGTGCTGCCACACCTGCGAGTGGTACAGCAAAAACGGCAAGTGTGAGCATCATCAAATGGAGCCGCCTGCGGAGTTCGCGGCTACCGAGGATGAATGTGAAGATTGGATTTGGGAGCTTCCATTTTGAACGCAAAAGAGAAACTGCAATTCGAGCGCCTGGAGCGTTTGCTGGCTGTAGAACGCGAACGCGCTGATAAGGCGTGGAGCGGCTACCGTGAGGCTTTGTATGAGCTGGTGGACGTCAAGATGAAGTTAGAAGCAATCGAAAAGGTGATGCGAGGTGATGATGACGCAAGCTGACCGCATCCCCACCGAGCACGAAGAACAGCGCCAGTTCGTTCAATGGTTCCGCCGAAGCTGGCCAGATGTTCGCATCTTTGCTATCCCAAACGGCGGGGCCAGAAGCGCGGCCACGGCTGGCAGGCTCAAGGCCGAGGGCGTGGTTTCAGGCGTGCCGGATTTGTTCGTGCCAGCCTGGAAACTATGGGTTGAAATGAAGCGCACAAAGGGCGGAAGTGTGAGCGCCGAACAGAAGGATTGGCTCCAATATCTGGAGGGCATCGGCCACACGACTATCGTGTGTCGAGGCTGTGAAGATGCAAAAAAGCAGATTGAAAACCTGATTTTGAAGGGTACAAAGGAATGAAGAAGAAACGCAAATTGCCGCAGTACGAATGCGCCTACACGGTGATGGATGAGCTACTGGCCAGCCCCACAGAGCCACTGCAGGCTGAGAAGCGCACCTATCAGCTAACGCGCATTTACCAGGGCTTGCATGAGATTGAGCAGGGCGAGAACCCAACACCGGAGGATTGGCGGCTTGTTTCTAACGCTGTCAACCTAGTGGAAACCCTCATACGCGAGATGAAGGTTTGTGATGACAATGCAGGGCTGCTGCATGATGCTATTGCAGCACTGGCAAAGGCTGGCACCAGGCACAAACGCGGCGGCTCGCTGCGCTTGGACGGTGAGGGCATCAAAGCGGTGAGGGCGATTCTGGATGACTATGCTTCGCTTCTGAACATGCTTCCAGCACGGACGATGGTGCGGTGCCACCGCTTAACAGAGCGTCGAATCATTGGCCTCATCAAAGGAAAAACACGGACAGAGGATGTTGTTGTATGAAGAAAAAACGCAACCAGCGCGGCAGTGTGCGCCACAAAATACTAGAGGCGCTGGAGGCTTGTGGGCCTATGACAAGGGCCGAGATTGAGCGTGAAATCGGTTTGCCGTACCAGTCTGCAGCGGCGTCAATCGCTAAGATGAGGAAGCCGAATCTGCACAGAGCAAAGCGGCCAAAGCTCATTTCAATCAGCGATTGGGTGTCAGTCGATGCTGTGTCAGGCGTGAAGCATTTGCGCCCGGTGTATGCGCTTGGCGACCATCCAGACAAGCCCAAGCCCAAGTACGCGCAGACTCGTAAACAAATGAATGCACGCTACTGGCAAAAGCGCAAGCTCAAGCAAGGGGCGTGCGCTTCAATCTTTCACTTTGCAATGTCCCAGGCTAAAGGAGGCCTCAAAAATGTCATTGAGCAATTTTCAGCGAACCGCGAACTGGCTGCGTGATTGCGGCAAGCCATCTAACAAGCTGAACGTCGAGCTAATCAGCGTGCAGATTGGATGCCACATCGAGGAGGTTTGCGAACTGCTGGACACCTTGAGCGTGAGCAAAGAGGGCTATGCGCGGCTTTTGCAGCGCTGCGTGATTGACTTGAACGCGCTGGCTCTAAAGCTGAAAACAGGCGGCGTGATTGCCTACATCCCTGAGCATTTGCGCGTTGATGTGCTGGATGCGCTGTGCGATGCTGAAGTGACTGGCAACGGTATTGCGTACCTGGCCGAGCTGGACAAGGACGCAGCTGATGAGGCTGTGATTGCAAGCAATGAGGCCAAGCTGGTAGATGGCAAGCCGGTAATTCTGCCAGGCGGCAAGATTGGCAAGCCGCAAGGATGGATGCCGCCGAATCTGAAGCCATACGTCTAAGGGTTTGCCCTAGTAGGCAAACAATCAACAAAGCCCGATGATTCGCTCATGGGCTTTTTTTTGGAGACAACGCAATGAAAGACTCTCACTTCAAAACCCCTCGCACTCTTGGAGAATGCAAATGGCAGATTGGATACTATTCGATGGACGATTACACCAAGGCCACGGCTGAGGTTACCAGGTATGCGCTTGGCTTGCTTGTGTGCGCCGTCTCTTTGATTGGCATTTGCTTTTGGATGTCGTGAAGTGCCCTGAGTGTGGCGCTGCGCTTGCAAAGGTGCTGGACACTCGGCCCGCTATCAATGGTGACATTGTGCGCCGCAGAGAGTGTGTAAACGGGCATCGATTCGTAACGGTTGAATACATCACGGCTTTGAAATGCAGACAGAAAAAACCCAAACAAGCAATTGGCTGACGCATGGCGCACCGAAGAAGCCGCAAGCTGAAATCGCAACGAAAGCGCGAAGACTGTTGCAGTGTTACAAGTGCGACGAGACAAAGCGGCCAGAATTCGGAGTTGAGATTTCCGAAGAACGGTTCATGTGCAATGAGTGTTACCGGGTAACGCTTTGGAGGCGAAAGAAATGAACTCGATATTTATTGTTGCGGCTGTGAAGTACGCGATTCTGAGCCGTGATGCGTGGCTTGAAGCGCAGTGCGTCGATTGGCTTGGTGCAAATTGGTACATCTTGAATGACAGCGCACAGACTGAGATTCGCCGCAGCATTGAACGCGAGTTCGAGTCGAGCTACGAATACGCAAACGAAGTTTGGCGCGGCATTCGGCAAATTTGGGTTGGGGATTGAAATGACACGCGACGAGATTATTCGCATGATGCGTAGCGTTTGCGACAAAGACAAAGTAGATGCTTGGCAATGCGACTTTTGGACGATTACGCAGGAAGAGCTTGAACGCTTCGCGGCCCTTGTTGCTGCTGCGGAGCGTGAGGCGTGTATTTCAATTGTTGAGGAATATGAGATTCCGATCGGTAATTCTGCCGCAGGCGAAATCGCGTGCGAGATGACGTATGGAGCATTGAAGGAAATCCGAGATGCCATCCGAGCAAGGCGGCAATCATGACCGACGACGAAATCATCGAACTGGCGCGTGAGGCTGGCTTTGAATCAAATTCATTGGGTGTGACTTATACAAGTGGATGTCTACCTGATTTGCTTGAACGATTTGCCGCCCTTGTTGCTGATGCCGAGCGCGAACGGTGCGTGCGGGTCGTGGAGACGAAGCGTTGCCTGGGATGCCTCCATCAGTTCCAACAGCCTGAGCAGGAAGTCTCTGCGTACTCGCTGCTGGCCCAGGCGATGGAGTCCCTCGGTGAACGATTGTTGGACGATACCTTCGGCTACGAATGGAAGGAGGGCGTGAAGGCAGTCCTCGCCCAGGGTGAGCCGACCTACTGCACCGGCCAGCACACGAAATGTGCGGTGTGCTTGGAGGACAAGCACACTCCCCTCCGCATCGACAGCATGGGCGGCTACGTCTGCCTGACCTGCATCGACCGGAAGCTGACGGGGCTCCTGCAAGTGGAGCGACCCGCATGACCACTTCGGCGTGCGTGTTTTTCGGTGGCGCGATGCTGCCGCAGTTGATGGCTAACGTTCGAGCTAAGCCGCCGAAGGTCGGCTTGAGCGAAATGTTAGGCACCAGAACCACAACATAGAGGAAACGATGGCATTCAGATTTGAAGATCGCGGCCTGACGCTGCGCCTGTTCGTGAGCAAGCGTGACGCGCTGGCCTACCCAAACGCCCGCGAGCCGATGCGCTACGCGACCGGCTGGATTGCCAAGAACCGCGATGGGCGGTGGATTGACGGCAACGGTGTCCTGCCGCCGAACTGGCAGCCTCACCACGCTTTTCTGGTGCCTAACGCTTGAATTCAGCGGCGGGCGCTTTTTGCCCGTCCGCTGGAATGATGGGTTAGGTTTCAATTTTGGAGAAGAATATGAGCGCGATTGACGCGATGTATCCAAACTGCGGCCCGGACTGCAAACAGTGCGGGATGCTCTGCAAACGGTGCGCTGAAATTGACCAGCAATTCGCCAGCCGCCTTGCTTTCATGCTTGAGTGCATGTTAGTTGACTCGCACGGCCACTGGAACGAAGCCGCAAAGTTGCTGGATGAATACAAGGCCGAATGGGAGAAGGTGAACCCATCGCCACCGACATTCATGGGCGAACCGATGCCGCAAGAGCGCAAGGAGCGTCTGATGGCGAGGCTGGCAGAGCGAAAGCCCATTGAAACCTAACGTTTGAGCTAACCGGGAGACAACGATGAACCAAAGTACAGAACAGCAACCGAAAGATGCCGTTGGCTCTCCGGTTGAGCGAGGGGTTAGGCGCCTGCAACGAGAAACGATAGGATGGTGATGGACAAATTCATGGTGTTCGACGTAGAGAGCATTGGGCTGCACGGCGACGGCTTCGCGGTGGCCTGGGTGGTGGTGAACCGAGACGGCGAGCGGCTGGGCGAAGGCTGCATGGCCTGCCCGCGCGACCTGTGCGCCGGCACTGCCGAAAGCCGCTTGTGGGTGGATGAGAACGTGCCGCCGCTGGAAGTGACGAGCCCGACGCCGCAGCACTTGCGAAACACCTTCTGGCACGAGTGGCGCCATTGGGCTGACCAAGGCGCGGTGCTGGTGGCCGACTGCGCTTGGCCGGTGGAAGCCAACTTTCTGAGCGCGTGCGTGAAGCTGAACCACGCCGAACGCGAGTGGCAAGGCCCGTACCCGCTGCACGACTTGGCGAGCGTGATCCTGGCGCTGGGCGGCAACGCGCTGGAACTGACCGAGCGCATGCCCGACGAACTACCGGCGCATCACCCGCTGATGGACGCCCGACAGTCGGCGCGGCAACTGGTGGCGTGCCTCAAGGCGCATAACGCGGGAGCTAAGTTGGAGACAACGGCGCCCAAACAGTAACCGGAGCGCGACGGCGGTGGACGCCGTTGGCTCTCAACTTGAGCGACGGGTTAGGCCTGTGGCTCCGAAGCGAGGAAGAAATGGCACGCTACGCGATTTACAAGGGCTCACAGTCTGGGCACTGCTGCTTCGAGGCGACGGTGGTGGACACCACGAAGCCGGACATCATTGGCGACAAGCACTACCAAGGAAGCGACGGACAGTTTCACTATAAAGCTGTGTGCGAGTGCTTTGAAGAAGCAGATGCCGAATTGGTGTGCAAGGCACTGAACGCGCGGCATGAAGCAGGACAGGCCTAACGCCCATTAGCAGGCGTTGAACGACGCCTAATGCGCTAATGCTCTAGGTAACATGGATTAGAAACAGGCCGGGAGCCCGGTGAGTGTGTGATGTCTCTCCCACACAATAGCCCCAGGTTGCGCTGGGGCCTGTCGCCAACATAGGAGCTACCAACATGGAACAGAAGATCTGCACATACTGCGGGCAAAGCGGCCACCGGGCCAGCAATTGCCCGAATAGGCCCGCTGAATGCTGCACCGACATTGGTGCAGACGATCTTGATGAGCCGATGGTGCCTACTTGGATTGTTGGCGTTGCTTGCGCGGTTTGCCTTGTCGGCTATTCGCTGATGTACTTCATCTAGCGCTTTGATAGCAGCGCGGTTTTGTCGGCACTGCCTGCGCTTGAGCCGAAGTAGTAGCTGATGATGCTGGCCCAGGCGCCGCCCAAAGCGCCAAGCATGACCAGCAAAGCATCGCCGCCGTTCTGTGGCTTTCCCTCAATCAAAAGAAAGCCCAGCACGCCGAAAAAGCCGCTTGTTACGAATAGTGCAAGCGCCCGAGGCGTGAAGGTGTCGCCGGTCTTTGCCTCACGCTCACGCGCTGCGGCTCGGTCGGCCTGGTGGATTTTCTCCACATCAATATCCAGCTCACGCATGCGCGTGGTAAATGCGAGTTCAGCTTCTTTGAGCTTTGCCAGCACTTCAGGGCTACCAATGCCGATTGCCTGAGCGATCTCTGTCTCTGTGCCGTCTGGCCTGCCAAGTAGCTTTTCAGACACCACCGCAGCCGCAGCGCCGCCAAGCGGGCCGCCTATTGCAGTGCCGATTGCCGGAGCCGTGGCCCGCAGGATTCGCCGCCAGATGCTTTCCTTTTCGCTCATGGGTACTTTCTCCGGTCAAGCTCAAAATGTGGGCCATCTTTGAACGAAACCCAATCACCGCCCCAGACAATCGGGACGTTTTCCTCTTTCGCCGCCAGCTTGAATGCCTTTGCCAGCTCATCAAACAGTGGCCAGTCCCAGCGGATTTCCCCAGCGATGCTGGGGGCTACATCTACGGCGTGCCCGGTAATATGTCGGCTGTTCATGGTGCGGCTGGCACCTGCGGCTAACAATTCAGCCTGCCTAGCCTTGGTTCGCAATCCCTCGATGACTGCAAAGTCAATTTGTGACAGCGCCAGAGCCTTATGCACTACGCGCACCAGGTCAGGATGCACGCCTTGCAACCGCTGGCGAGAGCGTTCACCGAATGAGAAGGCTTTGGTCATGGTGTAGACGGCAATCCGTCAATCTGAGGAAATGGAGTGGTAATTTCTCCACGGTTCTTCCGGCGTTCAAGCTTTCCTTCGCGGGCCAGTTGATCGACCACCGCGCCCCTTGACATCGCAGTGCTCATATCTGCCAGTTTTGCCGTGAGCGTTGTCACCGTCTCGCGCAGCCTGTCAATCTCAGTACGCAAGCGCCCAATTTCCTCATGCAATCTTGCATTCTCGGCCCTGAGGCCTTCCATTGCGACCTGCATTGATTTGTGCGCTGATGTGTCGGCTGCGTCATGTGCCACGGCTCGACGTATTTTGCTCCAGAGCAAAATAGCCCCAGCAAAAGCGCCAGCGCCGCCAGCAATCGCGTGTTCAGTGGTGATGCTATCAAATGGCATTGCGATGTCCTATTTCATGAAAAGCGGCAAAGCAGCGAGAAAACCGCCGCCGATTGTAGCCAAAGCGTCCATGAGCTCAACGCCATGCGGGCCTTTGCGGATTTCTCCTGTAGCCCTCCAGTTCACCCATGCGTCATGCACCTCTTTGACCACACCCAAGATGGCCACCGCCAAAAGTGCAAACCATACCGAAGTGAGCATGTACGCCGCCACAAAAGCGACAGCGCCGTAGATGATGTGAAGTGCTTTATCGTGAGGAATGATAATCATAAATTTATGGGCCTACAAAATAAGTGCAAAAGAACCTAACATAAGATGAAGTTCCCCAAGTTGACGTTGGATATGTGCCGCCAATGTTTCTTGACGCTCCTGTATTGTCTGGCGCAAATAACTCAAATGTATTATTGGTTGCAGATGGATTTTTTCGCACAGAAAAAACTGCCGCAGCATTACCAAGATTATTTGTCACATATCCAGAGCCGCATTGTTGAACAGGCGCGAATGGATTGTCAGTCAGTGGAGGAGCGCCAAAAAACCAAGACCCGGTTCCAGCAGATGTTGTGTCACCAAATGACAATTCAACACTGACAGTAATAGTTCTGCCATTCCGCGACCAAAGCCCCCTAAGTGATCCATTGCCCAAAGACGGGGCAGTTCCGCTTGATGTCCAAGTTGGCACGTAAAACTGCGGTTTTGTGTACCAATCATTCCCAGAGCCATTGTCTGTAATGTTGTAGTCTGGGACTTCGCATTGAAACAAAGTATTAGAGCAAGTCAAAATAACAGGAGAAGCAAAAACATTATTCTGGATTTGATGTGATGACCCTGCAATTGTCACAGTTCCGGCTGCGGCACCAATCCGCATATTTGTAATCATTACCTTGCTTGATAATGCGCCAAATATAAGTCCGTTGGAATATCCGCCAGTTACATAAAAATCAGAACATCCCCCAAAGTTGTAAAGCGTACATCCTTTTGATTCGCAATTAGTAAAGTGTCGTGATGTTGCAGCAGTGTCAGTTGCCGCAACATGAACCGCTGCTTGAGTGCCGACAGCGCCAAGAGTGTAGAAATCACACAAGACTGCTCTGAAAGTAGAACCTGCGTTTGGCGTTGTGAATTTAAGACAGGCAAGAGGGAAGTCTGTAATCTCCGCATTCAACATATATGACGCTGGTGAAACTGCATTTGACATGATGACGCCATTGCCACCGGTGTATGTGGCGCCTTGTCCGTCAATCGTCAATCCTTCGATGCCACACCAACCACCAAAAGAAGATATAAAGTCCCCATTGTGAGCACGCAGAATAATGGTATTTTTTTTGCCTGAACCTTTAATAACTGTTTTATCTTGCACAATCAAAGGTGAAGATGTGCGATATGTTCCAGAGGGGCATTGAAGTTCGCCGCCAGAAATGGAACCGAGATATGCAAGTGCAGATGCAAAAGCTGCCGTATCATCTGCCACCCCATCCCCGACAGCGCCGAAGTCTTTGACGCTGACAACATCCCGCATCTTGCTCTGCACTGTGCGAGCTACAGCTCCAGTGCCAGCCTGCAAGAATCCAACCAAAGATGATCCGCCAGAAGCTGCGAGGCTGGATTGCAAATTAGAAAGCGAAGTGGCATCTAGCACGCTGAGAACTGTGCGGCCCTGCTTGTCCTTCACCGTCAGCGAGAAGTCTTCAGCCGATGTATAAACCCGCGCAGGCGTGCCACTTCGCACAATGTAGCCGTTGAGCGTGCGAAGCGGCTGCGCGGCTGGAATGGTGCCTGCATCGTCCCAATAGATTGCAATGGGGTTCGTTTCCGGGTTCGTGTTGGCTGTGCCGATGTAAACGGAACCATCATCAAGCGGCGAGCCGTTTGTGTCGAACAGTTGCTGAAATGGGGATTGAATTTGAAGCATGGTGAGCCTTGCTGTTCAATGGATGGGGTGGATTATGGCTGCACTTGCGGTTCAGCTGCTTGCGCTGTGGCTTGCATTGAGTTTTGAAGCCAGGCGATGCGATAGTCCAAAGACTTCGGCATTTTGACCGCATTGGCGAATTCTGAAAACGCTGCGCTCATTGCTGCACGCCGAACGACTTGCCTGCTTGGCTGGCCTGCGGTTGTGGCCGCTTTGACTGCCAACTCTTGAAATTCTGGAGATGCAAATAGCTTAGAGGCCTTTTGCACGCCTGAGCCTTTTGCGCCTGCCATGAATTGAACAATGTCAGGTGCAATGACTGCGCCACCTGGTATCAATCCGGCTGCGCCAGTGGTAACTCTTTGAGCAATACCATTTGACATAACATTACCAATCAAGCCATCTACAGCAGCTTCGCCAAGAATCTGATTAGCTTTGCCGGTTGTAGGAATGCGGGCTTGTGCATCTGCTACCCGGCGCGATACTTCATAGAGATCACGTGCTGTTCTATCCCATTCCGGCCCCATGATCTTGACCATCTGAGAGTAAACCGGAGGATTGGCGCGCAAGCCTCGATAGACTTTGGTGTATTCACTTGGGCTGAACACGGTTTCAGCCGCACCAATAGCGCGGCCTGTAGCCTTGCCAGCCGTGATAGATGCAAGCGCCGTCGAAACGGTTTCTTTTTGCAGTTCTTGAGGAACCACCTTCATCAGCTTGTTGAAAGCAGCCGCATCGCCCTTGGATGCTGTGGCAATAGCCGTTTGCATCTTTTGAGCCACGCTTCCATCAATTTCTTTGCCGAATGCGCCAATAATGCGCTTTTCCAATGCTTTCTTTTTTGCAGTCAAAAGATTGGCCGCACGCAATTCAGTTCGCAATGCTTCACCACCAATTGTGCCAACATTGGTTAACTGATCTTCTGCGATTGCACCGTATAAACGCTTCAATGAACCAGCTGCCATATTTCCATATGGCGACTCTTTCCCGGCCATCGCTTGACCAATCAAGTCTTTTTCTCGCAAAAGACGCCCATAAGTAACATTTGGGTCTGTTGCCAAGTCATAGAGCTTTTTTTCTTGTGCAGTGAATCCTTTTTCACCCACTTCAGACAAAATTTCATCCAATGTCTGCGTAAGTTTTGGAAATTCAACCGACGCGGTTTTTGGCACAGCACTATCAACACGGTCATATATTGATTTGGCTTGAGACTGTAGTTCGCTCTGCGTCTGCTTGAGATTGTCCAAAATGCGCTGCGAAGTCATGCCAGGCGCTGGCCTGCCTTCAATGAATGCCGCGTCAGATTGTTGCGATATCTCGTCGGCCTTTTGCATGAATTGGCGAACGGTTGCCTCCCATGCGGCTTCAGCTTCTCCACCAACCTTGGCGCGAGTCAACCCGACTGCGGCACGCACTTGAGGGCTATCACTGAACACATCAACCGGAAGATCAACGCCCAACCGTTCGGCGGCTGCGCGAGCCTCTGCATTGACTTGTGCCATATCCGCCAGCTTTGCTTTGGCCGCAGATGATCCAGGCCCAAAACCTTGCGCCTTGCGTGCCAAGTTCAAAACGTCAATTGCGCCTTCGGCTTCAGTGGCAGCTACCAATGGAGCCGCAGCACCAGCCGCAGGAGCCGCTGCCATCGGTGCTTGCTGTGCAGTGCCAGCCGCTTCAGCACGCGCAGCCTGCGCTTGCATACGCTGCGCCAGTTCTTCAGCCGGTGGGCGAATGATCGAGACTTGAGGCGGTGGCGGCATTTCAGCCGGAATGGCGCGGCGTGCAGCCGCAGCAGCGCGGCCTGCTTGCACAGCCTGCTTGCCAGCAGTGGCAACTTTCCCCAAAGCTCCACCTGAAAGAATATCAGTGCCAATTTGCGCTGCAGTTGCCAATCCAGGCATTCCACGCTCAGCTAATGCACCTCCTATAGTCTCCCCAGGAATGGCTAATACTTCTGCCGCTTTGCCAATACCTTCAACCGCTGCCTGAGCAGTTTTCCCACGCGGCGCAAAGGTTAGCATTTGCTGCCATTCTTGTACGGCTTGCGCGGCTTTTGCAGGGTCTTGAGTAATGCCGAGTTCAATCAATCCACGAATTCCGGCTGGAATTTGCGCAAGCAAACCAGAACCCAATGTCGCACTAATTTGCATTGGAGCAGTTACTTCAATAGCTCCTTGTTTGAATACATCCAACGCAGATTTAGGTGGCTCAACAGGCGCTGCAGGCGCCTGAGCTTGTGGCTGTTGTGCAGCAGGTTGCGCCGTAGAACCGCCCGCGCGAATCGAAGCAACCCGAGCCTTCAATTCAGGAGAGTCAGGCGGCACATCATCTGGAATGTTGTCGATGGTGATGCCATCTTTGGTAGTGATTGAATATGGCATGTTAGTAGCTCACTACTACGTTGCGTTGTTGTGCGGTAGGAACTTTATAATCTTTTGGAGCAGCTCTGCCAGCTCTAGCTTGCAAAGATTGAAGATACATTGGAATCGCGTCTAATTTTTGCTTTTTTGTGGCTTCATCATCACTCCATACAGGAGTCAATTCAGCTACCTTTTGTGCTGCTTCTTCTTTATTAACCCCGGCTCCAGTTGCGGCTCTCAAAAGTGCTTCAGATAATGAACTAGTTGCTTGAACAAATTGTTGGCGCTCAGGGCTTCTTACAATGCCTTTCAATGGTTCAAGAGCAATAGTTTCCATTATGCCTGGGGCTTCTGCTTTTGTTGGCTTACCTTCTTTCGTATACATTGCCTTTAGCATATTCGTATATGCATTAGTTGCTTGCGCCAACCATCCAGCAGCCTTTCGTTCATCTTCAGTTGCTGCCCCAACAGTAGTTTGCCCACCTCCTTTGCTTGGCAATGGCAAACCTTTTAATGCGGCATCAAAATCCAAACGCAACAGTCTTCCTTGCTCCTTCAGATTAGAAGTTGAAGCGAGTGATTGACTTGTTTGTGCTTGAGTCAATCCAAGATCAGCAGCTTTTTGTTTCAATGCAGCCATCTTTTCTTGTTCAATATATTGAGCCTCAACCTTAGCTTTTTCAGCTTCACTTGCAGCCTTAGCAGCCTTCGCCTCAGCCTCGCGCTGCCCCGCCTCAGCAGAGCGTTGTAAGGCAATGTTATCCAGCATCTTTTTGGATCTTTCTGGATCCATTTGAATCAATGTTGCACCCATTTGCAGCATGAGTTGCTGCCTTGATGTCGGGTCTTCGATCTTTGACAGCACATCACGTATCTGAGGCGCTTTTGATGGGTCGGTGTTCTCTGCGGCTTGAAGCTGGGTTTGAAGCATGGTTTTCGCTGCTGCCACGCCTTCTGGCGTATTCATGGCAAGTGCGCTATAAACGCCGGAGATGTTGTTAAACCCGGCTTCTTTCTTTGCCGTGTCCATGCGCCCAATGCTTTCAGACCAGGATTTGTAGTTGCCAGGGTCAATGAGAGAGAGCTGCTCATAGTCGGATGGCTTCACGGTTCCGGCCTGAATCTTGGCCATGAGGCTGCCCATGAAAGCTTGGCGCTGTTGCGCTGCACGCTGCGCCTCAATCGCCGCCGCCTGGTCTTGCTCACGCTTGCGAAGCACGTCCACCATCTGAACGCCTTGCAAGAAAGACTGCGCCGGGTTGGCTACTTGGTCGATTGTGTAGTTGTATGGTGCGGGCATGTTACAGGCTCCCTTGCATCAGGAAATTGGTGAATCCAGAACTGCCAGATCCAAAGTCTTGCAAGCCACCGCCGCTGCCATACATGCCCCCCAGGCCCTGCATCAATGCCCCTATCATGCGTTGCTGCGCTGCGCCTTGAGCCATGATGCCGCCAGCCCTAGCTGCGCCCATCTGGCCAAGAAGCCCTGCAATGTCGCGCCCGGTTTCCATGCCCGCTGCACCAACGCCAGCCGCGCTGCGCTGGCCTAGAGAGGTCATGCCGCCGAGTCGGTTGTATTGATCTTGAATGGCCTGAGAAAGCATCTGCGGCCTGAACTGAGCCATTGCGCCTTGCAGGTTGCCACCGCGCAGCCCGCCTGTAGCCGAAGCGTTTTGCAGCATGGCATTCTCGCCCTGCTGAATCATGGCTTGGAATCCAGGCTGATTCTGAATGGCATTGATTGCCGCTTGCTGAGCTTCTGGGCCTTCAAGCCCCAACAGAGCTTGCTGTTGTTTCAGTGCTGGCAAACCGGCTTGAGTGTATGGCTCAAGCAAACGGCGCATTTCATCGAATTGTCGGCGCTGCTCATCAATGCCACCTTGCGCGGCTTGTTGCTGTGCGCTTGATGCTTTGCTTGCGGATTTGCGTTGCTGCTCTGCTGCTATTAAGCCAACTGCTGCCGATGCGACTGCGCCCCAAGTCATAATTTATCCCCTTCTGTAAGCGCCGGAGCCTCATCAAAAGACAAGGCGATAATTTCGGCTTCAACATCCTGCACCGTCTTTTTGTCGGTTGGATGGTAGGTTGTCCAAATGGTATCGGTGACAGCAAAAACAGCGCGTTTCGTCCACGGTTGCGACACAAAATTCACAGGCCCATTGAGCGATTCAACGCCAAAAGGAGTTGCCACCACCACACTGCCGCTGAGAATCGTATTCACATGGGCGTGCCTGTGAATTTTTCCGATGATGATCGTGCCAGCGGGAATGAATATCTCACGAGCATACAAGCCAGGCGCCCAATGATGCTTTATTGGGCATGTGTCATCCGTGTTTCCAGGCTTGAAGTCTGGATTGTCTTGCCTTACTGCATCAATCAATGCGTGTTCAAGATTGACAATCTTTTCACGCGCAGCCAATACCGCAAGTTCGTGCAATGGCTTGATTGTTGGCAACATCAGGGCATCTCCGGCTTTTGTCGCGCCGATTGTAAGCGTTAAGTTACCTCACGGCCAGAGATGCGAAGCGTCAGCGCCGTTGCTGCACTGGCCACGGTGGAGATGAAGTCACCAGGCCCGATGATCTGACCAATCAGTTCCGGGCACAGATATGTTTCATCCGGCACTACGGTTCGTGTGTCAATCATCAGGTTGGCATTCGATGCGCTGCCGCCACTTGGAACCAGGTTCACCGAGAAAGTGCGGTTTACAGTGTCCGTGTTTGTCACGGTTGCCTTGTCAATGATGACGCGAGCGCCTAATGGAGCTGTGTATTGCGTTGTTGCGGTTGCCGCCATTTGAACAGGCTGCACCAGCACGCGAAGGCTAACGGTCATTTTTGGGCCTCAGTAGGTTTTGATGTTGTTGGAAACGGTCAAGATGACGGACGGAATAGCGGGCACTGGTGCGGCTGCGGCTTGGGCCACCAATTGAACGGCCACATCGCTCACAGACCACATCAATTCAAAGTAATCGCCAGACTTGAACTCATAAAAGAAGTTCCAAGCCGCCACAAGCTCGCCGTCTGTACCCTTAAGCCGCACTTGGCTTGCAGAATTGGCCACGTTCGTACCATTCACCCGCAGCCAGATAAAAGCCAGATGATTGCCGCCGCTGGTGTTGTCTAGCTGTGCGCTGAATTGGATGTTATACACGCCTTCTTGACTAATCAAGATGCGCGATGTCGGCGTGCCACGGCTAACGCCAAAGCTCAAGTCTGTAGTGTTGAAGGTGATCGCATAGGCTGTATTGATAGCCGCTGCGGTCTGAGTTGTCGTGTCAAAGAATGATCCGAAGTAGGTTCGTTTCGATGGCACCGCAGGTGGCGCTACAGATGCAAGTTCTACATAATGACGCAAAGCCTCAGCCGCTTGCAGCGCTTGGGTTGCTTTTGCATCTGCTGCACTTGATGCAATAGCCGCATCTTGAATGGCTTGTGGCAGGGCCGTTAAAGCCTGCACCGCTGTGGCCTGGGCATTGCCTGCTTGCAGTAATACCTGCTCAACCACATCAGGAGCGATGCTCTCCACAATCCCAAAGAGATTTTCAAAAGCCTTGATCTGCCTTTGGTCTTTTAGGAATGTGGCCAGCTGGTCGCGTGTGAGCCGAAGAGGTGGGGTGTTTTCAATGGCCATATCACACCGCCAAAGGCTCTAGCTTCGCTTCTAGGCGCATGACGGAGATGTGTGCATCAGAGTCCCCACGGAACCGCTGAATGCGTTTGTCGCGCATCATGCCTTGCTGCCACCACACCAGGCGCTTGAGCCTTTCGCCTTGCTTGCCTGCGCTTATGTATCGGTCTTGGCTCCAAGTCACTCCGTCCAAGCTGTAGCTGGTGCTGATTTGCGGATTTGAGCCAAGTGCAATACGCCCGGTCAAAGATGCAAGCTCAAGCTCCTGGAACAATGCGCCTCGCGCTTCGTTGTAAACGATAGGCGTTGAGAATTCCCAGCGGCACTTTTCGCCCCAATGCGACGATGTTTGACGGTCAAGGCATCCGATGTTGGAATAGGTTTGCACTTCCGTGGCCAGCACAAACAGACTATCTTCCGTCTCCAAAGTGTCGCCAGTTTCAGCGGTGATGAAGTCGAAGTCTGAATAGGTTTCAGCACTTCCCACCATCCATTTGTCATTGCACCAAACCAGGTTTCGTGCCGGATAGATGCCAGATTCTGCAACGCCACCGATTAGCGTAAACCACACGCGCCGCTGCATGAGTTCGCTTGCAGCATGGTCATAAACTAGGGTTTTGTCCGGCAGATGCACATAGAGAAGCTTATGGCCCACATCAATGCGGGCTTCAAGTTTCACTGCTGACAATTCTTCTTCGCTGTATTCTTGCAGCGTCAGCGCGATTTCTTGAGTCGCAATGGATTGAGCATTGGCATTTGAGGCGAAGTAGATGCTTGGTGATTCATTGCGCCCGCTGCCCAAAAATGCGATGGTTTCGTCAAAGTTGCAGCAGGCGTGCGTGCCAACGCATCCCTTTTGCACCTGTGCCCCCTCAATGCGCTGGAACGGGAACAAGTCTCCGCCTACGTTATCGAATACCTCGATAGTGTGTCTGTTCAGCGCATAGACTTCGTTTCGCAGCTTGATGATTGCGACGATTGGGTCAGGGTCGGCTTCGCTGCTGCCATATTTCAGGGGGTTGACCGATAACGGGTCGTTGAGCTCAGTCACTACCAGGCTGGTGCCGTCTGTGGTCATGAAATAACCATCAACCCAGCACACATCCGCAACGTGGCCCAAGTCCACATCGCTCACTTTTGTGATCGCCCCGCCCTTGAAGTAGTACAGGCCACCACCAGACGCAATGGCCAGGCGGTCGAAGCTGTAATCCATTGTCACGTAACCGCCAAAGCCAACATCTCCCAAGACGGTTATCTCATCTGTGGATGAAACGGAAACCAGCTTTGAGCCGATGACACGGTAGCAGGTGCCGCGCCAGTTGATGCCGCCTCGATCTGCGCCGTTTGCGGTTGTGCGCCCACATGACACAATCCCATCAGCCGGGCGCAAATATGAGTCACTGACGCCTGATTGCTTTGGCACAGGCATCATATTGACCGGATACGCTACGCGCACATCCGGCCCATTGTCAGAGTAAATGCCTGAAACGATTGGGATTGATGCCATGATGTGATGAATCAGAACGCGCCGAATTCTTCAATGATAATCACGCCACCTGTGCCGTTGCCGCCGTTGCCAGATGTTGCGCCTGAACCACCACCACCACCACCTGCGCCATATCCGGTGGCCGATGCGCCAGATGCTGCGGTTGTTTCTGAAGCATTGCCGCCATTTCCACCGAATCCGTACATACTGTCTCCCCCACCCCCGCCACCTCCGTATGATGTACTACCAGATCCGCCAATAGACGCACCAGCCGCCAAAGTGGTATTAGATGCTACCCCTGCGGGCTCTCCAGACCCACCAGCAGTTGCAGCAACAGTTGCCCCAAGACCGCCAGCACCGCCAGAGTCCCCCATAAAGCCAGCAGTAGTTGTCGATCCCCATCCAGTTCCGCCGCCACCTGCCGCCGAACCGCCTGATGCTCTGCCTGCTGAGCCGCCTGCGGCTACAACTGTCCAAAAACTGCTATGGCTTCCTACAGTTCCATCTGACCCTGATGATGTTGCACCAGCCCCGCCAGTGCCCACCGCATAATTCACGGTGCCTGGAACACGAATCCAAGCATATTTTGTGGCCCCTGCCCCTGCTCCACTTGCCGCTGGAGCCGTTGCGTTTGTCGATCTTCCCCCTCCACCTCCACCACCAACCACAGTCACCCGGCACCAAGAACCAGGGGATATCGGGGTAAAGGTTCCAGACCCTGATGTGTAGGTTACAACCCGCTGAGGGGCTATGACAACAGGGCCGCTTCCAAATCCGTTAAAGGTGCCGACATTCATCAGAAGTCTCCTGCGCGGTCAACAATTACGTTGAATGTTTCAGCGTTGTGAGTGCTTGCCCTCAAGCTCCAACCAGTCGGCAGAATCAAAGACTGATTCAACAAAGAAGCGGTGAAAGCCTGCACCGTGCCGCTTGGTGTTGCTGCGCTTACGGGCACTTCAACCCATAGTCGGGCATCTGTACCATTGTGCAAGAAAAGGCGCACCATGCCCGCCGTGGTTGTACCAGTGGCGACAATTACCACATCATCAACACGCGAACCAGAAGCGCCAGCGGTGAAGATGGTTGCAATGGTTCCTGTGCCGTCGCGGTTAGTGTTGGCCACGCTCACTTGACCAAAAGCTGCCCGTGGGGTTGCTGCGTAGTTTGCTGTAGTTGACATGGTTTTGCTTTCAAATGATGCCGAAGCCTTGAATCAGATAATCCGGCGTTGCGGGCGGAGATGCGGCAGATATGGTAATTGAGCCTGCGCCATTCAGGATGCTGATATTTGATCCTGCCGTGAGGGTTGCGCGGGTGAATCCGGTTCCGTTGCCAATGTCTAGTTGGCCGTTTGTCGGAGTTGTCCCGCCAGCATTGACCTGCGAGATGGTCGCACGTTTTGTCACTCCATCTTGCACCACTGGCACAAGCTCACCGCCAAGCAATGAGCTGGCAAGTGGTAATCCTGAAATTTTCACGTTTGCCATGTTGATGTCACCATTTGACTTTTATCGGCCCGGTTTCAAACAATGCTGCTGGCTGAACACCAGATTACAGCCCCAGGCGGTAGCTGACGTTAACCCGCCAGATCACGCCAGTATAGACCGGGCAAACTACCGTTGTTGCAGTGTTCACGGCACTGGCTGCGATGCCCGTCGCGCCAAAGTCGAACTCCACAATCTTGTCCACGCCGATACCGCCAGCATCAGAGCCGAGGGTGAACGCGGGAGTGCCGGGGAGATTAGTCGTGGTCACAACGACGGGGGCCGCTGCCGCAGTCAGCGCAGCCGTGGCGCTGCGGGTGATCTGGATACCGTCGATGTAGTGCCGCAAGCCTGCCACGGCGGGCAGCGTTGCGGTCACGGCGGCAGAGGCCGCGCCCGTGGCGGTCACCATCAGCGTTGCGGCTTTCTGGTCACGCACATAGGGGCTGATGGAGTCTGCGGTGTCGCTGTTGATGGTGACTGCCGCAGACCCGCCCGTGTAGGCGGTAAGGCGAATCCGAACTTTTTGCAGGCCCCCAACCGCAGCGCAGAGCATCCGTTGCACGGTTGCCGCGTTCACGGCTTCGGTGACAAGCGGCTGACCCGCTTGCGGCAACGTGCCGCCCACCGAGGCGGGAGCGTAGGGGAACGCGACGAGGCTGTAAAAGTTGACGCCATCGGGGGAGCCATCAAGCGCATAAGTGGCGTTGAAAGTGCCCGTGCCGTTCACAAAAATCACCACCGAGTTGTCACCGTTGAGGTCGTGAACAAGCTCGGCATTGAGCGCAGCCAGCGTGCCCGTCGAGCGACGAGCCTCTTGGTGCGGCATGAAGGCGCCGGATAGGTTGCGTTGGATGCTCATGTGTATTCCTTAGCAGACAATGTATTTGATGGAGAAGTCGCCCACAATCGGCCCTGGTGCTGTAATCAAGACGTAAATCGTGCCAGTGCCAGGGGTCATACCCACAGCGCAGCCAATCAACTCATCAATGTCCCAATCATTGTTGCTTGTAAGCCAGCAGCTTAGGTTTGTAGTTGTACTGACAGTGGCATCGACGATTGTTGTGCTGTACTCATAATAAACAGCGTTCGGCACGTTGATATTAGCAGTTTTGGCAGTGACGCTTCCACCGCCACCACCAGCGGAGCTAATTGTGATTGTGTCTGTTGATGCGTCTGTTGTGATTGTGACGTTTGAACCGGCCACAAGTGTTAGCGTGTCGCTTGTAGTGTCAGCCACTACGTTAGACTGCCCTGCCACTGCAATAGTCGAAAACAGGTTTTGGTCGCCTGTGTTCGTACCGCTAGATGCACCAGAGAAGGTTCCGCTTTGTGTGGCCAGGCTACCAAGGCCGAGCGTGGTGCGCTGTGCGGTTGCGTCAGCATCATCCAGCAAAGCCCTACCTGCGGCAGTACAAGTGATTTCTTCCACCACGCCAGCGCCAGCCGTGGAGCGCCCAAGCAGCCTGTCCGTAGCACTGACGTTCTGAATCTTGGCATACGTCACTGCGCTGTTGTCAACCGTCCAAGTGGCCCCAGAGGCACTCACAGTGATGTCGCCCTTGTCGCCATCGCTTAAGCCAGAGCCAGTTGCTGCTGTGGTCTGTGTAGTGCCATCGGGAAACTTAAAACCATTCAGGGTTGACTCAATCAAACCTGCCGCTTGCACTGTGGTAAAGCGCCCTGTGCTGGCTGTTGTAGCACCGATAGATGTGCCGTTGATTGTGCCGCCAGTGATGGCCACAGCATCGGCATTTTGATTTGCCATCGTGCCATGCACCACTGTCCAATCGATGATTGATGCCACTGGCACATTGCCTGCATCTTTGGCGAGGCATGACACCTGATAGACAATTGCAATTGGATAGGCACTTGGAGTGCCCGACAACGTGTAAGCGCCAGTCGAGGTGGTCAGCGTAACAGTGATTACGGAGCCGCCGGAGGTTTTGGCTGCGTTGTCTGTGGGTCGTCCTGCTGCGTCTGTCGTGACGGCAATACCGTTCGCACTACCGTACTGAGCCGCGACGATAGACGATCCAGTAGGGATGGTGACGCTGCCCGTTGTGCCTGAGCCAACGCTGTAGTAAATTTCGTATTCATTAAGCACATTCTCCAAGGTTGTGACTCGCGCCTCAAGAGCGCCGCCGCCGTTTGCATTTGGAATGATGCCGCGCAACATTGGATTACATGCCTTCGCCGAGGATGATATTCAATGTCGTGCCAGAGGCCGAGATATATGCCAAGGTCGTATCGTCTTGGTCTTTGGTGAACACTTCGATGGTATTGGGCATGATGTGCAAATCTGCCGTTGTAGCAGTTTGCGTGCCTTTACCGATGCGAACTTGCGCCGGGTTTGTTGCGCCGGTGTTCGTAATCCGAATGCTTTTTGTCCCAGCCGGAATTGTCACGGATTGAGATGTAGCATTAGCCGTCAGGTTTTGACCTGAGCCGTATGCCGGATTGAATGCGTATCGTACTGCCATGTTTAAGCTCCGAATTCTTCAATAATGATGATGCCGCCTGAGCCGCTGCCGCCTAAAACTGTTGTGCCACCACCCCAAATATTACAACCTGCGCCACCACCTCCTGCGCCATAGCCTGTGCCGTTTTGTCCAACGAATCCAGCCGAACTGCCGTTGATAGCCCCACCGCCACCCGCTCCGCCAATACCATATAGGCTATCTCCACCACCGCCACCGCCAGCGCCAAAGCCAGGACAGTTACCACCGGCCCCTTGACCAGCGAACAAAATTGTTGACAAGTTTTGAGAGCATCCGGGCATTCTGCCATTAGTGCCAGGGCTGTTTTGCGTCCCTCCACCTTGCCCACCAACGCCACCTACGATGACATGATAAATGTCATTTGGAATTGTGGTGCTTGGATTGCTGCACCACGCTTTCACTGTGTGAAAGAAGCTAGGGTTTCCTGGATTACTGCCAGGAGCGCCGCCAGCGCCTACAGAATAATTTACAGGCCCGGTCAGCATAAGCCATGCAAAAGCAGTGCATCCAGCATCGCCTCCATTCGCCCCAGTGGCTTGCGCTGGGGATACATTTGCGCCACCCCCACCACCAGCCACCACAGTCACGCGAACCCAAGAGTTCACCGCCAGTGGGGTAAATGTGCCGGAGCCGCTGGTGTATCTGACAACCCTCAGCGGCTTGCCAGAAGATGCGTTAGGCGTAGGAAATACTCCCCTCATTACCATGATTTACTCCAATCGAATCATACCGGGGGCGCAGCGATAAATTCTCTGCACACCGTATACCAAACTTTCATCACTGCATCAAAGCGAAGCTTGAAATATCCTGTAGAAGTCATTTCTGTGGGCTCGCCAATGATGGTCGCGCCATTTGCATCAATAGTCAGCGTGTTGATGGCTTGAGTTGTATTGACCATTACCTCTTGACGATCAACGCAATTGGCAACAGCTGGCAGCGTGATAGTGCCAGCAGCATACCCGGCCATTGCGTCACCTTGTCATCGGCCACAGTTGAATCCGCCAGCACATAAGCCTTGATAACGCTCATGCTGGCTTTGCGTGCGTCACCGTTGCCATTTGAGTAAATAGGCACTTGGTCGCTGCTTGCAACAGCGTCAACCGCCGACAGTTGATTGATGGTCGTCATGTGTGCCTCATTCAAAATCTATGGGCGAATCCGGCCCGACAGTCAGCGGAGAAACCGGCTGATCAAAGAATGGCCGATCAATGTTCATTGGCTTGTTGCCTGCGCCAACAGGTAGCGTGCCGCTGTAGGCCATCTCAATAGGCTGCGTGTAGTGCGCCATCATGGCGTTATAGGCTTCACGCGCTGCAACTTTTGTTTCCAGTGCCACAGCCTTGCCGTAGCTTGGGGCAAGCCTAACGGCCAGACTGGCGACAATCGCTTCATTGGCACGATCTGGCACCGTGGCCACATCGTCTAGATCATCGCCATTTGGTGAAGATGGCAAGGGGAAGCCCAGCCGAATGCCTTTTGCATTCCATGTGGCCATCATCGCATTGAGCTTGCGGAGTGCGGCCTGCCATTGCTCAGGCGTGAGGTCAAAGGCGTAGGAACCCAGCCCAATTTCCTCAAAAGCCTGAGTTATGTAATCACGCTTTGTCCAAGCCATTTAGAGCCGCCTCGATGTTGGCCGCGAGTTTAGCATCAGAAGTGCGCCCGTCAAAACGAATGCCGAGTTCCTTTGCCTTTTCTTCCAATTCTGCGCGGGTTGGGGGTGCATCATCGTTGTCTAGCGTGTTCAACCGCCAGCCTAGCTTTAGATGCGCCGTGATTTCAGACTCGGCAACGATGATGTAATCAAACAGCCCGTTATCTGTTTTGAGCATCTTCCCAGGCTTATAGAGCATCGTGGGATTGATCATTTCTTGCCCTTTGGCTTTGCAGACTTCTTTGCCTTGCGCGCAACATCAAGTGCAATGGCCACGGCTTGCTTTTGAGGCTTGCCCGCTTTCATTTCTTGCTTGA